CCTACTTCCTTAACAACACCACCAGTAAACCAACTTAATATTTTATTCATCTTTATTCCATCTTATTTGTAACTGTCCAAAGAATAAAAATATATTTACCTCTGAATAGTTAAAGTTATCATCTGGTCTGTAATATTGCCATCCAACCATCATTGCGTCTGGCACTAATAAGATTAAATTTATCTCCATTACCAACGTGCTTTTGTTTTTCTTATATCGTAGTGTGTAAATGTAGCGTATGCAGACAAACCGCCTTGCAACAACTCACCCTCGTTAATTAACAAATCAACCAATTCAAATGTTTCTTGAGGTGTCATTTCATTAATAACAATATCCGCAGCCTTACCAAGCTTGTGTTGGCTATTTTTAGACCCTTTTACGACATTATCATTATAATTTGTACATCTATATCCACTATTTATTTTGATTGGACTACCGACAACGTTTCGTAGTGCTTGTAATTGGTTTGCTAACTTCTGTACATTATGCAAAACCTTTAAAGGCATATCACATCCGCAAGAACAATCGAACTCTGATTTACTAAAGTTATTTGTCAGCTTCATTTGGTTCTTTTAGTTTAAATATTTTCAATACAGTATAAACAATAGAAACAACTAATAACGATATTTTTAGCCATTGTTCAATATTTGAAAAACTAACGGTAAACGTTAGTAGATTAATTGCTGCTATTTTTATATCTTGCATTGTCAAAATTTAGAATTTTAAAGCATCGTAGCTTAATCCAAAGAAAGCGTGTACACCATCTCCATCAATATTAACACTTTTTGACTTCCAACCATACGGATGGTCAATTGTTCCATCTTCGTTAGGTTCTAATCCATTCCATAAAACATCAACGTGCCAATCTTCCGATAGTACTGCTTCCGTTTCTACTTCTCCATCTTCGCCAATTACCGCTTGTTCTAAAACGATATTACCTAAATGAACGATTGTGTGTTTATGTGTTGGATATTCGTTTCCGTCCTCATCTGTTGCAGTTCCTAAAGAATTAGTCTTTTTAAGTGCTGCTTCTTTACTGTCGAATTTATATTTTCCTATATTCATTATATTGTTGTTAGTGTTTGCAATTCTTGGTCTGTTAAAGCGGTATCAAAGTATTGTATTTGTTTGGTGTTTCCGTAGAAATTATCAGTACCAGACCTATTAAATGCAAGGTTATCTAATCCAGTTGGAGTATCTGAAATTGTCGTATCAGTTGAAACTTCAAAACCATTAACCCATACAGATATATCATTAGATTTATATTTAAAAGCTATTTTATTAATATCTTCAGTATTATAATTAGTAGTAACAAAATTGAAGTCACCAGAAGATGTTTTGTATTGAAATCTTATTCTATTTGTTGCACCACCATAGAACATATAAAAACCATTGTTTATATCTGTACCATTTAGTATAGAAATAAATCTATTTGAAGTATCTGTATTATCCAAAGCACTTATTTCCGCCATCAAAACACCCTCACTATCATTAAAAGTAGCTGCATCTCCAGAACCATTAGCAGTTTCAGCTGAACGAGTGACGGCTGCCGTTGTAGTTGTAATTACAGACGTTTCAAATTCTCCAATCTCACATTGAACACCCCAAACATTTAAAGAAACTGCACTTGTTGGTAGCCAAAATTCGTTGAAAACCGAAGAAGCTGAAGTAACCATATAAAAACGCATATAAGTAATAGGAAAACCAGTATTATCAACTGTAACAGAAATACGATACCAATCATTTGGTAATTTTTCTATTTTTTGGTTTGACATAGCCGAACCACTTGTACCAACCGTTCCGTTTTGAATATCAAAATTTGTAAAAGCCAAAGCATTTCCAGCATTTGTTACTTGTATATAATTAGCATCTATATTTTTAACATAAGCCGAAATAGTAACATTGTTCTCACCTATATTAAATTGTTGTTGAAAATAATGACTATTGTTATTAATAGTAGCAATAACTTTACTCGCGTCTAAAGTACCATTTGGAGATATTGTATCGTTTGCAACTTTACTTATGTTTCCAGTTGTCCAATTTGCATTTGTTAAATCATTATTCCATCTAACTAAATTTTGTCTTGACGGTTCTAACAAATGACTTGGGCAACCATTTACAACCCCATCAACTAAAGGGTAGTTTAATCTTGAAACACCATTTGAAACTGTTTCTATTAATCCGTCTTTATTTATTCTTGTTGCCGAACCACTTCTTGTAAAGTCAAAATCCCCTACACCGTTTGATGGTAGTACGGAATAAAATTTGCTTCCTTGAGCAGATGGTATTAATGCTAATGTTGGTTTTGCCATTGTTTTTAATTTTGTGTATCTTGTATTCCTATTGTATGTATTGCATCAGCCAAACATTTTTTTGCTTCAACTTCTTGCCTATCATTCATATTGAACTGCCCTTGTATCATCTCTGTTGATGTACCAATAGAAGATGCAGTATCTATTGTATTACCAAACCAAGTGCTATTGTATATTTCGTTTGCCATCTTTTTCTTTTTTAGTTAAATACTTTTCCAATTTAACAATGTTTATTTGTTTCGGTTTATATCCTTTCATTATAGTACCCAATTTGAACCACTTACATTTTTATCTGGATACACATCAGAATCTTGATTGTCTAAATACTCTGGGAACTTTGAACTATCAAAACAAATGAAATCTACAAATCGTCTTGTGTAATATTCTGCAAATTCTCTTTCTTTTTGTACCAAATAATCAACCTCATCTTTTGAAACTGTTTCAGCGTTTTCAGAACGATGTTTGAAAATACCCCCCGATTTCACAGAATATGCACAAAATGGTAAGAAATCAACTAAAGCATAGTGTATCAACATCGGTTGAATGTAATCCGTTACAAGTTCTAAATAATCGCCAGTTAATGTATCTGCTATAATATCAGCAGAAATTTTATCATACAATTTAGTACCTAAATAGTTTTGTATGTGTATCTCTTGTGCAATCTTAATGAACTGAATAAATGAATCTGTATCGGTGTTTCCATCAATAACAGAATTCTTTACTAAATCCGTTCTACTTATAAATAATGCTGTTGCCATATTATCTTTTCTTGTTTACAAATCCGTTGTCTTTCATATCAGTTGGTCGCATTGCAACCTCTTTTTCATTTACTGGTAGTTTTATACCAGCTTTTCTTGCCTTGTTTACACTTATTTCTGCTTTTGGATTACCAACATCTGGTTTTAATCTTGAACCTTTTGCAATGTAAGTTTTTCGCATCCAAAAATGATGACAATCGCCACCGCCTTTATATAACCAAATATCATAGGTACTAGCACCATTTAAACCCCATCCAGCATTAACCGCTCTTTGGCTCATTTGTTGTATATCTTCTTTGCGATATATTTTTTTTGCTTTTACCATTTTCTTACAAAATTCCCTACTATTATCAGATGCCTTTAATGGTGCATATTGATACCTTACTTTGTATTGTAATCCGAAAGTTGGTTCTTTTCCGTCTTGAGTACTTTTTGCATTTGGTCTTGCAGTACCAGTTGTTGCAAAGTTCCATATTTTTGATAAAAGACTTGGATTCTTTTCGTTTAATTTTTTTATTTGTTCGTCTAACTCATCTTCTGAATCGTAATCAACCTTTCTTTCGTCAATTAATTCCCATTCCTCCAAGTCCTCATCTTCTCCAAATTCTTCTAAATCGTTAAAAACCTTACTCATTTTAATACCAGTTTCTTCCTCTCTTGTTTCAGCATCTTTAACATTCTCTAAATCCATAAATTGTAAAGGCTGTAAGGTCTTAAAGTATAGGTTTAAAGCAATACCATTAAAAGCAAGTATTTTGTCAAGGGCATCGATTAAAAGTTCTTGAAATGGGTTTATAACGATGTTTTGCATTAATATGGAAGCGTTCTTTAATTCCTCTGCATTATTACCAAATCCAGTATTATCTTTAATACCTAAAAGCATAGGAGAAACAATCCTATGCGACATCATTATCTTACTCTGTGCTTCACTTGAAATAAATTCGTATTGATTATGAGCATCAGATATTTGAACTGGTGTGATATCCGCTTGTGATTCTTTTGAATCGTTAAAAGCAATTATTAGTTTTCCAGCAGAGTTTGTTCCTTGAAATTTAGAAACAATTTTGTTTTCAATTAATGTTTGTGCTTCTTCGTCTGGCACTCCGTTATTGAAATTTATTAATGATGCTGGTGCGAAACTATTTTTAATATTGTTAACGTGAAAGGATGCAATTTCTTCTTCAATCTCACTAAAGCTAATTCCAGAAACATAGTCTGGTGTACTATAATAATACATTCCAGCTTCATAAGGTTTTACATATAAAATCTCAATTGGTTGTACATTTTTTGAAACACCAAATGCTGGTATTCTCAAAGGTTTATCACTTGGCTTTGCGTTTGCCCAATCTGAATGATAGTAATACGCTTGTACTTGTTTATCGCCCTCTGAACACTTTTCTGCCCTTAACGTTTCAATTGGTAAATGCTCAACCTTTTGAACTGTCTTTTTATCTTTTGAGTAAATAACTTGGATAGCACATTGACCAGTTAACTTTAAATCATATGCCAATCTTCTTAAATCATCCTTTTTAAATAAAGATATCATTCTTGCATACGCTTCTGGCTTTCTTGCACTGTCTGTTGCATCCAAACCTTTTCCGTATATCATTTGAGATATTCCAGTAATACAAGCTCCAGATGTAGCACTTCCGTTTGCCCTATCTATAAGGAATTTAAAATAATTGTTATCTGCACCAAATTCAACCCATTCTTTATTCTTTGATTCAATAATTTCTGGTGTTGAATAGCTTGACAAATTAACAAAACTAAATTTAGAATTGTTTTTTTTGGCAACCGTTGGTTTTCTGTACTTATTTATTTGTTTACTCATAGTATTATAAAATCGTTATTACCGCTCTTTGACTTGTATTCGTCTTTATTGACTGAATAGCTTTCGTTGTTAGTTTGGTCTGTTGATTGTGCTGTGCAAAATATTTTATCCTTATAGATTATATTTGCTGTATTTGTATCAATTACTTTTAAATCGTAAAACCTACCCTCTTTTAAATTAAATACATTTGATAGTTCTATGTAATTACCAACTTTTTGTGCCGTTGGTGTTATTGAAACAGTTGTATTTGTACTGTCATCCCTTAAATGCATCGTTACAGAAGTAGAATATACTCTTGGTATAATCTTTATTGATTGTGTATCTGTCGTTGGCAATAAATGTTTCATATATATATAATACTAAATAATAGTATTTTTATTTATTTAAGCCAAAAAAAGGCAACCGATTAAGATTGCCTAATTTTTAATAAAAACCAAAG